CCCGCACCGCCCAGTGCAGTGTGTATCGCCGCCTTGGCTGGATCAATCTTGCCTTCAAGCGCCAAGTCTTCGGCTGCGCTGTAAGACAAACCAAGAGCACCACCAATCGCGGCAGCTGCCTTGATGCCTTGACCAACAGGGAGCAAGGTTGTGGGATCAGCAAGAGCACCTGTGATCTCACCAATGGCCTGTGCTGTACCTTCCTGTGGCTCAAAGTACGGACCATACTCCTGCATCAGATCGCGTTCACGTTTTCGCAGGATCATCTCTCTGCGCGTGTCAAAGTCAGCGTCGTTAAAGCCTTCGCCGTATGCTTCTTCTGGCGGGACGTACCTGAACGTATTGAAGTCTACTTCTCCAAAGGGAGCAACGGAGCGCAGGATGTCAGTGGTGTACCCAATGAAGTTACCGGCCTTGTCGAAACCATACATGAACTGCTGCATGATATCATCAGAGCCACTGTCGATCAGCTTGTTGTCTACGATGCGGTCACCGGCAGCAGCGCCTAGCTCCTGCAATCTAGCAGAAGACGCAATGTCCTGCTCAGTCAGACGCTGACCAAGATCGCGCCTGTCTTCTTCAGACGAGAATATCCTGACAAGGTTATTACCAGTTACCTGATCACCGGGCTGCACCCCTAGCTCTTGAAGCCGGGGAGAAGACATGATGTTCTCAAGCGTTATGGTCTGCGCTTGCGCCATTCTTTATCTTCCTATGTTTGCAAAGGGATCGCCGCCTGTTTCTGCTTTTTGAGGCGTACCTCCTAGCCCAGCGATAGCTGCCTGTATAGCCACACTTGGTGTTGCACCCGTTCGTTGCTGAATAGCTATAGCATCAAGAGCCACTCTTGATTTTATACCATCTTCGTCTATACCTTCGCCAAATCGCCGACTTAGCCAAGTTGTTCCCTTTTGAGAAAATTTAGTAATTGCGTCTACAAAGGCTGGTTCAGAATCAATAGCCGCCTTAAACTCATCTACTTTAGGACCAGTAATTCCCAAAGCACGGGGAGTCGTGCCGCTCCTCTGCGCTGACAACATAGCCGCTTCTGCCCTCTGTCTGGCTATGTCTAGCTCTTCCTGCTCACGCTGTGCCTTGGCTTCAGCAGCTTCTTGGCCCTGCTGCGCAGCGGTCCTAGCAGCGGCTGCTCTGGAGAAGCTTTGGGCAAACGACTGGCCAGGTTGCAGGAACTCAGGCCGCGCAAACACCTGTAGCAGACCAGCTACGTCAACATTGCCCAACAGTGTATCAAGGAAGCTGGACTCTCTACGATCTTGGTTCTGCGACGTGGCTACTTCACCACCCTCATTGACAGACGCAGCAGCTATTCCTGCCGGACCCATAGGCATTCTTTGGTCTAGCAAGAGTGCCTCTTCTCCTAGGTCAGTAATTGGGCTATCAACTTGAGCCAGTGCTACTGGGGGAACTAATACACGATTAGCACCTCTGAGCGCTGCTGGAAGATTAGGACCAACTGGTTTATACATCTGAGAAGCGGCACGTTCGTTTGCTTGTAGCTTCCGCATCAGGTCATTAGACCTAGCAAAAGTTCTAGCGCCCTGCGCAGACCGCACAGCCGCGCTTGCTCCTCTAGCCGCCGGGCCAAGCAATCCTAGGATTGTAGCTATTCCAACGTCTCTGTTACTTTCCGCAGTTTCTCTTTGCGTCTGGGCGCGCATAATATCTTCGGCCCTGTCCAGAGTACGTCTCGCACGTTGAGCAGACGTTCCTTCTGGCCTTGCCATCAAACCCCGTGCTTCTGGCTGTATTAAATCTCCCAGCTGACTACCGTATGCCACATAATCATTAAAAGATACCATGATACAATCCTGTTAGAGAAGAGGGTTGATTCTGCGAGGGCGTATGTTACCCTTGAGCAAAGTGTTTACCAGCTGTCCTACTAGCTTGTTGTAGTCAACTGAGCCAGCTAAGTACGACGGTGCGGCATATGGGTACGGACGTTCGCCGGTCATGCCAGACACTCTGCCGCGCCCCATGCTTGGCAAACTGGGAGGACGAGAACCAGGAACTGGCCTAGGAGGCTCGTAATCTCCAATCTTGCCAATGGCTGTGGCAGCTTTGCCAAAGTCAAAATCTTGACGTTCTGCAAATTCATCGTACAGTTTTTCCAACTGTACGGCAGATTGATTTATAGGCTCTCCTGTTTCAGGATCGTATTCTGCGTCTAGCCTAAGAGCAGTTAAGTTTTCAGGTGCTCCCGTGTCAGGATCGTACATAGCCTCAGAAGGGTCTACAGAACTTCCAAAAGAATTTCCAAATAGCGTACCCATCACAACACTCCATAGTTGACCATCAGGTAACCATCAGGTCCAGTCTTGACAGCTTTGGGTTTGATCTTCTGTACCTCTTGGGCTATGACACCGTAGCTGGGCTGCTTATTAGATTTGTCTTTCCACTCCCAAGTGTACCAGCGGATACCGTTAGCCAGCTGTCGGACAAACTTGATCTTGGTCTTCAGGCGTTTATCTGAACTGAAGAACGGAGCAGCTGCGCCAACCAAGCCAGCAGCTTGCTGGAACATGCTAGGACCACCGGGCACAACACTACTACCAAATCCGCTACCAGTCTGCTGCATCTGTGTGCTACTGCCCAGACCGGCCAGACCACCAAACAGGTTGGCCATGGTGACCAGCTGTGCCCTGCGAGCTTCTTGATCCTGCTGTGCCAGCCGTGCTGCATCTGCAAGCTGGGCCTGTTGCCTAGCTTCTACCTGCTGACCCATTGCCTCAAATAAGCTAGGACTGATCATTCGCGTCTGTAGCTCTTCTCGCTGAAGAGCAGCTGCTTGCTGCGCTTGGGCCATCCTCTGCGCTTCCGCCTGTGCCTGTAATGAGCCAAGCTGACTAATTTGAGCACTGGGTGCTTGAGCAAGCCCGATTTGCTGCTGAGCAATCTGACCAGCTCTACCCAAAGCTGCGGCACGTCTTTGTTCAGCCGAACCAAGAGCTTCAGCCATTTGTCGCTGAGCAAGCTCTTCTCTCTTCTGCTGCTGCATGGTCTCTAGTTCACCTAGAGCAGTAGAGCCTAGACCAAACTGCCCGGCTTGGATTGCCTGCTGCTGGGCAAGCTGCTTATCCCTCTCCGTCATCTCCCTAGCCTGCTGCGCAATGGTGCCCAGCTGTGCTTGATAGATGGGGTCTTGCATGGGGTCAGCCATCCCCCGCTGAAATTCCTGGCCAAACGCTTGGCTAAAAGACGGCATATATTGTCCAGCAGTCTGCTGCACCCCTGTCAAAAGATCACGTTGCTGTCGAACAGCGTAGTCTTGCAAAGGGTCTCGCTGAGCCAGTTGGAACTCACGACTAGCTTGTTGCTGCAACGGCAAGGCCCGTCTTGAGGCTTGAGCCGCCAGTTGACCATATTGAGACCTAGCCAGTCGAGCCTGCGCCGACTCTTGTGGCACCAACGAACCAGTAAACAGTTGAGGTGCCTGTGTAAACGTCCGCCGAACCTCTGGAAGCAGCTGCTCAATAAACGGCTCTACCGGAGCATACGGCTTGATCTCAGACGAGCCAGTGCTGGCCGATTGAACCGGCGTAGATACAACTACGGGCGGTGGTGACTTAAAAGGATTGCCCATTTTATAACCTCTTTACAATAGTTACATTTTTAAGTTCATAGCCCATAGGACCAAATCTCCGTTCCCAGCCTTTTCTTCCCGGTATCTCTACAAACTTAGCGCCTTGCTTTCTGTAGTAGTCCTCAACGGCTGGCATCATTGTTTCAAAGTGAAACTTACCTGCGGTAGCTTCTGATATAATCCCTGTCTGATCAGGGTAGTCTGCAATCCCTACCAAAAAACATCCAACTATTTCTTCATCCTGTACTGAAACCCACAAGTCGCTATAGCCAGACATAAACTTCTTTAGCAGGTACTCGGCGGTAAAGTATCCATCATTGTTGCTTCGCGTTACAGACTGAGAAACAAAATCGAGACACTTTGCCAGCTTTGCATATATCTGTGGGTGAGCACTGTTGAGCTTTTTATAACTTAGTCCATGCTCCAGCGGCGTTGTAAAAGTATATTCCTTCTCCGCTTCCGGGGTCCCAGTTAGTGCCATCAGCATATCGTATATCACCCTGTTGTGGTTTTGTTGGCGCTACGTTCTGAACGTCTAGGTGTCCGTCTCTTACTAGCTCTAGGACCGTTCTGATTTCTTGAAACATCTCGTCTAGAAAACGAGGAAGGTCTTGTGGATCACTTGGTGCAAGTGTTGGATCAAACCTTAAAAACTCTCTGCTCATCGGTCAGACACAACCTCTGCTTCTACGGCGTATCCAGACAACCTGAACTGGCTGGCAGCTTGGCTTTCAATCTTGATCGCCATATATCTGCCACGTACCCTACAGTCTACCTTTGAGTCTGTGCCTATCTCAAACGCCACAGGGTCGTTATAAGACACACCTTGGAACGGTTGTAGCTCAGAGCCAATGCTGATGTTCACCGTGCCAGTACCTTCGATCCTGGGATAGACACGGGTGATCGACTTAACCGCATCAGTGCGGCCAGCCGACAAACCAACGCGCTCTAGTCGCGTTATAAAGTTAGTGCCATCAAACGTGGTGCCACTGTCTGCCAAGTACAGCTTTGTATCATTTGTGCCGCACATCAGCAGCGAGTCAATGGCCGGGTTGTATTCCTGCTGCGCCCATGCCAAGGTACTGTTATTCCATGTGCTGGACGATGCTGTCCATGTGTTGGTCAGTTCAGGATTGACCAGACCCTTGGCAATGAAATTGACATTGGGAAGGTCACGGAAGGTCCAAGTGTTTTCTCTGTAGTTCCAGATCAGGGCAGCATTTGGGAAACCATTAGTAGCTCCCGTCTGTGGGAAACAAATCCAGACTTCGTTTTTGAGCTTGTTATGCGCCAAGAACGTCTTGTAATAGTACGTGGAGTCGATCTCGGAGAACAGGAATGTCTTGACCGTGTCGTCAATAACGCTCCTGATAGAGTTACCGTTATGTACCATCACGTCGTTGGTAGACATCATCACGTGTCTGCCATCTCCAAGGTCAACCACTGCGTTCTTGGCAAACAGGCCAGTGTCTTTGAACTTCTCTCGAATGTTAAACGTGAACGCACCACCTACGTAGTTCATGCCGTAGACGCTGTCTTCTTTGTAGATGATCAACTCGTTTCCAAGTTGAACACCATTGAGCACATGACCCTTGGTACCAATCAGTGAAGTCTCCGCTGACTCACTGGCTGTGCTGGCAGTGTTCCAAGTGTTTGCACCATTAGTAGCTGCACCGGCTGGGATTGCATCGCTCCACCGGATGGTAAACGGTTTCTCAACGCTGCTGTCTGTCAGGTTCAGTGCAACCAAGTGGTTTCTAAATGGCACAATTGTCTTACAACGCAGTGTAGACGGCCAGTCAGGCAAATCAGTAAACAGTGAGCCAGCTTGGGTAAAGCTCTGGGGAACATCTAAGCCATTGGTGCAGACTAGTACGCCACCTAGTACACCACCCTGCCAGTTGTTTTCGGTTCCTGAAAGCGTTGTATAAGACCCACTAGACCGTGTGACAGTGCTGTGCGTAACACCGCTGATTTTATATAGCTCAGTCAGGCCACCGTATATCCACAGGTTGGTAGAACCCTGTAGCCAGCTGATAGCCCAATAGGGAGCAGCGGTGGGAGTACCCAGGACAGAAGTGTGTCCAAGTATCTTACCAGCTTTGCCATCTAGGAAGCGAGCGTTCTGAACATCGCTGAAAAACGTAGGAGGCATGTCATACGGTGACAAATCCTTGTTTAGCGAAAAGCTGCTCTGTGGTGCTGCTACTACGTTAAAAAGTTCTTTTGCCATTAACCAGAGCCAGTCTCTGTCTGTTCAGTCCATTCGGTGGAGAGAAACTCCTGCAAAGCTAGAGTATTAATACTATCCTCCGTCAAAATGTTGCCGCCATCTTCTTTGACTAAGCAAAATTTTTCTAGTACCCAATTGGTAGGCATTTATGCACCTCTGCGGACAAGCGAGCCGGGATCACCCTGTACGCTCATGGTCATCACTGTGCCACCGTATCGTGCAGATTCCTCAGACTTCTTGATGTCGTCCATGGCTTTCTGAAAAATACCACCAAACCGTTGTAGCTGCTCTGTGTCATTCAAATAGATAGCACCTTCCATGCAAGCGCCAAACAGATACAGGTCAGGAAATTCTACCAAGATGTTATTGGTAACCACGCTGTCAGACAGTGGGTTCAGTTTGCCAAAGTAGTTGATGCTCACAGTATATGCAGCATCTGGAGTTGGTGAGAGCTTAAACGTCTTTCCAATGTTAGTATAGGCTCGCGGAAAACCACTGGACGTTGCACCATACTCTCTGCTGAGCGACTCAGGAGATAGATAAGACAGAGCATAGCTGGAAGACGTGGTGTCATAGGTTATGTTCCGTAGCTCAATTAGATCGTCTGGCAGATCATAGAAGGCTGTACCAGACGTGGTAGTTGTCTGCGCTCTAGTCACGTTTGCACGGATGCGCAGTTCCCTGTTCAAACGGTTCTCAGTAAGCGTGATGAAATCAGGAATGACACTGGTAAGGTCATCCCTGTTCAGGTAGTTGGCTACGCTGGTCTTCAGCTCTGAGTACGTTGAAAGGCTCATTACAGATGGCTCTCATGTGTGCGAAGGAACCTGTTTTCAGGATCGTTCAGCAGTTGTTTAATCTTGGGCCAGTCATTCTTGTTCATGATATCGACGCCAAGTTCACGCTTCCATTTCTCAATGACAACCAACGGAATGCTGGCAACCTTGCGCATACCGGCAACATTGTCTCCGATGCCGTACATTGAGTCACCGTTGATCTCTTTCTTGTTAAGCTCCAGCAGAGGCTCAACGTCCTGCACATTCTGGAGAATAACTTTGTCTTCGTTGTGATCGTAGCGAAACTTGGTTTTGATAGGGTCGTTCATGATAACCTCTTGTTAAAGTGGGGGAGAGCACGTGGCCCTCCCCCTTGTGGCTTACGACAGGTCGTAGACCGCACCGAGCGCCTTCTCGTTCTTACAAACGAGAGTGTACTCGGCGATGATCGCACGCTGTTCGCCGTCAGACGTGCTGGCAACTTCGCGCTGGAAGAACGGACGCAGATAAGCCACGCCGTAGTATTCCGGATCGAGAAGCCATACATCGCGAGAACGCTGGAAGCGGTTAGGAACAACCGCCATCTCACCGAAATCGCTGACGTACACGTCCATGCCGCCAATGATGCGCTGGTCAGCAACGTCGTTGAAGTTGCTAACGCCCGACGCTCCACCAACACCAACGAAGCTGGAGAAGGTCTGCTTCTGCGCAGGAGCCATCATCAGATACTTGATGTCAGCGCCTTCGTCATAAGCGGACAGGATCGCCGCCTTGAGCAGAGCTTCCGTGAACGTCCGGGTCGTACCATCGGTACGCGCCGCAGCGCCCGCACCAGCACCGTTGGCACCGTCAGCTGCCTTGGAAATGTTGGTGTTGACCCACGTGGTCAGGGAGCCGAGCTTACGCACGGTGCTGTCAGCAGCCATCGCAGCTTTGGCCTGGTTAACACCAACCATCGCACGTTCCATGTCACGTTTCAGTTCCTTGGAACGCTTGGACATCTGGTACGCCAGTTCTTCCCGACGACCCGCCTTGCTGACGGCATCAAGAGTACCGGAGACCAGCGTGGTTTTCAGGCTGATCTGGCAGATGTTGCCAACGCGAGTCGTAGCAGCCGGTTCAGCAGCCGTCAGAGTCGCGCCTTCTTCGTTGAAGTTGTCGCCAGCCGCTGCCAGAGCGTCGGTCTGCCATTCGTGGTTAACTGCAATCGCGTCCATGCGACCGCCCATTGACATGAACGGCGTATCCGTCGGCGAAATATCGTAGATCACGTTCTCCAAGTCTTCACGAAGACCGGCAGAGGAGTACGTGACGTAGACACCAGTAGGCTGTGCCATGTGTAGTCCCTCCTTATAGGGTTATGAGATTAAGTCCAGAAAAACATCCGCAGCATCACGTGCATTACCTGTTTTCGCTAGCCTTTCTCGTTTAGCCTGTACCGCCTTCTTAGCCTTTTGGGTCTTAGTTTGCGGTGTACCAGACTTAACAACCTTGGGAACTGGTTTGGCCCTTTTAACACCTTTGGCAACCTGGTCTTGTAGCATGGCTTTGTGCAAGACCATGACGACCCGGTGATCGGTGATGCCATCTACATCCTGCTCTGAAAATCCCAGACCAAGAGCATAGTTGCGCAGGTCGTTCTTCAGAGTAGAGTTAGGATCGGCATACTCTGGTAGCTTCTGCACAAGAAGTTCAGCCTCTTGCTGAATTTTTTCCTGTAGCACACTGGCCATTTCTGCTTCGTTCTGCTGCTGAACCCGATAACGCTCGTTGTTCAGTTCAGCAATTTTGTCCTTGGCCTCTTGGTACTCTAACCGTTTCTCCATGTATTCCATGGGGTCACTGTCTTTGAGTTCCTGCCAGTTAATGTTCTCATAACGCTGAAGCTCAGCATTCTGATTAGCTGACATGTTTTCAAGCACCTGCGCATACTGATTACGCTCTGCTTGAACGGCCTGTAGATTGGCTTCGTAGGCTTTACGCTGTTCCGCTAAAGACTGCGACTTACGGGTATAGTCCGCCTGCCGCTGGTATCCGTTCCGTAGCTCGTCAAGAGTAACCTCAAATTCTTCACCGTCGATCTTGACAGTGTAAGAGGTGTCCGTCTGTGCATCCGGTTCTTCTACCTCGTACTCTACTTCGTCAGATTCGAGAGCTTCCTCCGCTTCTTCCTCATCAAAGGCTTCAGCTTCGGCGACTTCGTACTCCTCTCCCGTATCGTCAGATTCTTCGACTGCTTGTTCTGGATTGGTGGTCTCCTCACTTCCAAACATGACATCGAACATGCTAAGTTTCGGCTCGGTGACTTCCCCTTCGGGATTGGTCTGTGCCTCACTCATTGTATTTACCTTTCTGTGTTTTCAATTTTGTCGCTATGGATGGTCGCTTCTAGGTCTTCCTGTATGGAACGCAAAGCATTAAGTTTCATCCAACATAGTTCTCTCTCTTCTGTAGTGTCAGCTATGCCCCATTGAGAGATCAAGTCATTGCTGATTCGTTCTAGTGTGTCTTTGAATACAGGGTTGTTCAAAATTGCACTAGCTTGGTTGGCTCTTTCTCTAGAGTCCATTATTATTTTCTCTTTCTGGCTTTCATCTGTGCTGTTTTAGATAGCTCAGAAAAATGAAAAAGTTTCTTGCTGTTTTTTCCGTGACGTGCGCCGCTATGAAGCTCACCATTAGGCATCTTATGAGTGCCTCCGGTGTGCTTGGTACCGTCTCGAAAATAATGTGCAACACCTTTTGCCATTATTTCTTCTTCTTCTTTTTATTCTTGGTGGACTTCTTTGGCATTTTCTTTCCGTACATGGTTTTCTCCTACCATTTTTTGCAAGACCAATATCTTGCGGTGAGTTTACTAGGCGGGCTGGTGTCACATTTGTGTCTAGCCCTGAAACTCTTGCGACGCTTAGGCTGATCCTTCTTGATAGACATATTCGGATCGCCAAACCTGACCAGTCTGACTTTGTCTCCCTGCTTTGCAAGCACGGCAAACTTCTTGGATTTGCCCGGAGTCCTTTTAGGTTTATTATATCCGGAGAACCGCTCGCCTCTGTAGTTGATTGCCATGTTAGGTCTTTATGATAAAGTTAATCGGCTGAACCTTCAGGGTGTCTGTACCAGTGGCTGCGCTTGCGCTCACCGCTGTGCCTAGCACAAAGCTGCCACCTACACCTACGGGAAAATATGTGCGATAATCTGGTACGTTAAAGTTAGAACCCGATCCGCCAAAGGTGGTGCCTATCACAGCGTACAGTTCTGAATACGTTGTGGTAGAATATGAGCTACCGTCGCATAGCAGAAAGTCATTGATACCGCTGATAGTCTGGGTGGTAGGAATGGTATTAGAGGCATACATCAAGACGCTGCCAGTTTCAAAGCCCAGCTTGTTCATCTGTGCCGCAGTGGGGTTTACAGCTGTGGTGGACAGATTAGGAAACTGGGTCTGTAGGACAGACTTGATTAGCCTGAGATGATCGTCTCCTTCGGAGATGTTATCGCCAGCTGCCGGGTATGCCGTGTTAAGCTGGCTAATATAGCTGGCGGATTCTACCGTCATCTTTCACTTCCTTTTCCTATTATAGCACGATTACAGTGGTTTGTCAAACTGCCAGGTTTTGTTCACAAGATGACTTTATCAGCTCAACGCTTGGCATTTGTGTTATAGTGTTTTCAACGGAGAGCTTATAGACTTCGCACTGTTCTTTTGTTTCAAACGGCCCGGTCATTGCTTTTTCACTTACTTGATTACCACTGGCCATCATTATGGGTAGTAAAATTACAGACAGGTAATAAAACATCGGTTAAGTTTCAGCTTCTGAACTATTTTCAAGAGAGCTAGAAAGCATATTTACAAACGCATCTTTACCAACCCGTAGCTGATCTAGGTTGAACTGTGCCGAAACGAGTTTCCTGTCTAGGTCAGCGATGTGGTTGATCATCGTCTGCTGCTCCGGAGACATGTCCTCGTACTTATACTCAACGTCGTCGATGGTAATGGGGGTCTTTTCATTTTTTCCCATTGTATCTACTCCTTTGGTTATGTGGCGGTTAAACTGCCCACGGGGTGCCACTGCCCTCAGTGGGGTTATGTTGTTCAGCTATCTGTGCTGCCACGTTAGCCTCAATTGCGGCAACTTCTTCGTCGCCAATCGCAGCCTTTGCCCATGCAATTACCTGCTCTTCGGTAAGATCATTGTAAGCGATAAAGCTGCTAAGATCGTCGGTCGCGATATTAACGCTGCCATAAACTCGACCAAAACATTCGTCATCGTCGATGTCTGTGCATTCCCAATGCACGTTGTTGATCACGTTTGAGTTGCCGTCGATCTCGGTTGCATAGTCGCAACTCACTGCTTTCCATGTTGCCATTTGTTTGCTCCTTATCCTATGGGGTTCCAACCCGTGTTGTCCGGGTCAATTTGGTTGAGCCACGCATCACGCAGCTTTGGGTCTTCTTGCATATGTTCCTGCCACTGCCGCTCACTGATTTGTCCGCTGCGATAACAGGTTACGAGAAGTTCTTGCTCGAGCATCACGCAGTCTCCAGCGCAACGATACGCGCTTCGAGTGCTTCAATTTTGGTAAGTGCTTCCTGAAGTGCAGCGGTTAAAACAGGAACAAGTTTGCTCTGGTCGATGCCCTGATATTCAGGATTGCCGTCAGCATCGACCGCATCTTTTTCGCCGTGCACAGCCTCCGGCACAATGCCCGAAACCTCGTGAGCTACGAAGCCATCAACAGTCGTGTCGGGGTCCGCAATGAAGTTGAATCGGCTTGGTTTCAAAAGTTTGACGCGATCAATCGCGCCATCAATCGCAACAACATTTTCCTTCAAACGATAGTCCGAGGTTGTATTGAACGCGGTGGCACTGGCCGTGACAGAAATAGAGCCCACTTGACTGCCGTTGTATCTAAGCGACTGAACTGAACCCGTTGTTGTAATTCGGTTCAAAATTGAACAGACATTAGATGCTCTGGAAAAACGTGCGGCTTCGCTGTTATTAAACCAGAAACCTTGGCCGGTGCTGTCTGACCCAACACTGGAAGTTGTAGCAATACCAAAATCTCCGGCACTTGAGATACGCATGGCTTCTGAGTTATCGACATAAAAACGTGCGGCATTTGATGTCTTTAAAAAGAAATGACCACTACCTGCGTCTGCTTGAATAAAATGGTCTACGTCATTACCATCGGTAAAGTATACTGTTGATGAAGAACCTGCTGAACTACGCTTAAAACGTGCAGTAGCAAGAGTTGGCACATTAACGTCCAAAGAGTATGCAGGACTACTCGTCCCAATACCGACATTGCCGCTGCCATTTACTAAGAAATGGTCTGTTGGGGAACCACTTGCAAAACCACGTACACGGAAAGCACCGTTGTTAGTGTTGTTTTGAAGATTTAGGTACAGCGTCCCACCAGCTTGAACAAATGTGGACTCTTGGTCTGTGCCGTCAGTATCCGTAAGGCGTAGCTCTGGTTGACCCGAAGCAATTTCTAATTCAACCGCAGGCGAACTTGTCCCAATGCCGACGTTTCCGTTTTCGTCGATACGCATACGTTCATTTGTGCCGCCAGTGCGAAATAAAATTTCCCCACTAGACTGTAGCGCATCAATATTAAGATTGGGGTTAGATGCAGATGTGCCTAACCGCCACATATCACCACTTACAGACGAATTACCTGTTACATAAACACGATTAGTGTCTGAGGTGATGAGTTCTAACGCTTCAAAAGAACCTGCCCCACTAAATGTGCCCTTACCTGCAACGGTAAGCGGTGTAGTAGGTGACGAAGTACCAATACCGACGTTGCCGCTGCTGTCGATTCGCATACGCTCTGAGGCATTGACACTAAACCGCATCGCTTCGCTTGTACGATCCAGCATAATGTAGTTAGCATCTGCATCAGCAAAATTGTCGTGGTCAAAAACAATCGCGGGGTTGGCTCCAGCACTACCCGTGTCCGTCCGAATAGTCCCACCGACGTGCAGCTTCGTGCCCAGCGCCGTGTCAACCGTGGTAACTCCAAGCCCGACATTTTCGCTGCTGTCGATGGTAATAGCTGTGCTGGTAGCATTGTCGTCAATGCCGGTGCTAGTAAACGTCGTGAACGTACCCGCCGCCGCGCTAGAACCGCCAATAACAGTGCCGTCTATAGCACCACCATCAATATTGACGTTGTTGGCCGCTTGCGTAGATATGGTCCCAAGACCAAGGTTAGACCGTGCGGTAGCAGCGTCAGAAGCACCAGTACCACCATCGGCAACTGCAAGATCTGTAATCCCCGTCACACTACCGCCGGTAATCGCAGCATTGCTAGTGGTCATGGTGGAGAACGTACCTGCTCCAGAGCTAGATCCGCCAATCGTGGTGCCGTCGATTGTGCCGCCGTTTATATCTACAGTAGTGACGCTACCTAAGTCAGACCAAGTTCCAGTGAGAGCGCCACCTCCTGTAGCATTTAACGAAGTAAACGTACCCGCCGCTGCACTGGTGCCACCGATTGTGGTGCCATCAATAGTGCCGCCGTTGATGTCGGCAGTGGTAACAGTTCCAAGGTCAGTGATCGTCTGGCCCGCAAAGGTGCTCGTGCCAGCGGCGGTAATACCACCGTCCTTAACGAGCAGAGAGTCAATCGTTACGCCGGAAGCGGCGGTCGTCTCGCTGATGGTATTCGTAGTGATTGCGTCGCCGGACGATACAATGATATTTGTACCATCGGTCGTATTGCCACCCAAAAGAACTGGCGCAAGAGCACCGCCCACAGCATTACGAAAAACAGATAGCTGAATTTTTTTTGTAGCCTGCTCACTTACGTCTACAATTGGAACAACATCATCATCAGCCCACTGAACAGAACTAAGTTCAGTAAGCGCTGTAATTTTTTTGTTTGTAGCCACCTATGCCTCCATCCAATCAATAAATACGTAAGCTGTACCAGAACTTGCAATTGCAGCTACTTTCTCACCATCGCCAGCACCGGGAGAAGAATCAGGACGCACAATAAAATGTTCTTGATCGCCATCGTGGATAAAGCTAGAAGTGCCGTCTGTTGTAGCTGTGGGGTTGTTTCCAATTTTTACATAGTTTAGCGGAGAACCGCTAGTACCGTGCGCTCTGATTTGAGCAATGCTAGCTCCAAACGGGCAAGTTCCCGACTGAGCGTTTGTGGTTGTAACGCTTATGCGTTCGCTTTTAACAACCCGGTGGGCATATGGATGCTGGCGAGCCATTTACCCCTCCAAGAACGTAACGTTTACCGTGGCTGTTCCAATGCTGGCAACTTTTTCTCCGTCCGTTGCAGTAGGAGAACTATCTCCACGGATAACAAAATAATCCGCATCAGCCGGATCAATTCGCGTACCCGCTGCCGTGGCAGTTGGGTTAGGTCCGATTACGATGTTAACAGCAGCACTGGTTGCAATGCGAGCAATGGTGCAGCCAAAGGGAGCACGTCCGCTCTGCGCACTGGTGCCTGTGCTGGTGATGTTCTCGCTGCTGATAATGCGAGAAGCAATGTTGTTCTGGTAAGCCATGTCTATGCCTTTATGTTTTTGTCAGAGTTCATTTCAAATCCTAGCTCAATGCCTTTGAGCTTCAGTTCTTCTTCTTTCAGCGCCATTTGATGCTCTACTTCCATGCGCTCAAGTTCCAGCTTGGCTGCCTTGATTTCAAGTTCTTTTGCCTTGACCTCTGCTTCAAGCTGCGTGGCCTGTGCAATTGTCATCTGAGCTTGGGCCTGCATTTGGCCTAACTGCTCTTGCGCACTTGGCGGAGGCGGCTCTGTGGGCGGCGTACTGATAAACTTGTCTACGTTTTTGATACCCATTTCGTCTGCTATTTCGCGAACCAAGTTGTAGACATTATCCGGCTGTATCATACCTTGAGTCTGTTGTCCAACTTTTTCGATCAGGCCAGCAAAGTTGCTAATGTTCTGTAGCCGGACATCCTGGTCACCGTAGCCAATGCCTACTTCAATGTCTACGTCTAGGTCTTCTCGCCAGCTGCTAGGATCAATCTGAAAGTAGTTGTTGTTCAGCCGGACAACCTTTTTGCGGTCTTCGTACCGCTGGATCAGGTTGTAGATCGACTTGAACATATTCCTTACGCCAGTGTCTGCAAAGACCCTAGCAATTAGCTCCAACCGCCCTTGGGCATTGGTCAGTGCAGCGGTGACTGCACCAGTGGTTACGTGCGTTTTAAGAACGTCTGCGCTAAGACCCTGCGTCTTGGGATTGACACCAGTGCGACCGCTCTTGATGTCTTCCCAGTACTGAAGCATCTGGAAGCTGTACGGCTGAAGGCTAGGCGTCTGGATCGGCTGTAGCGCATTGGGGCTACGTGTACGAACAATACCACCGGGCCTGTTGGTCAGCAGGTCGTCAATGTTGACTTGGCCTTCTACAACTTGGAACCTGCCATTGTTGGACAGGTACATATTGTCTAGCAGGTTTCTGGTCAGCGTAGACCGAATCAGCTGAATGTCTTCTACCGTTTCTGCTACAGACAGTCCATAGAACTTGTGCGGAATCGGAATAGGACAAACGGTGCTGAACGGGATGTAGTCGATAGGCTCAATGTCTAGCAACTCTGAACCAGCGTGGCAGATTTTGTGCAGGACGCTGATTCCACTGCCGTCCATGTCCAGCTTGACATAGGACTCATAAACCTGGACAATCATTTCGCTGTCAGCGGCAGCTTGGTTAGGATATACGTCCGTGGAGTCATAGGCATGTCTGGCCATGTACTCTTGACTGGTGGTGATATCGTCTGCACCACCTGTGTAGCCGGGGAGGTCTTCCACCACGTCCGGATCAAATCCCATCTGGAGCAGTTCGCTCTTAGACTTGTGCGAACGATGGCAAATGAACCGAGCATCTTCTAACGTCTTGGCACCACGGTTGATCAGGAACTCTTCCGGTGGTACGTTTTCAATGGTGACCTTGCCCTCCATCGATGTCCTTGCAAAGGTGACATCGTGGAAGACCTCTTCGACCTGCACTATGTCTCCGGTGAACGGATCGGCCTGCTCGCTGATCGTTACCGTTTCTTCATGCTCTACAACTTCTAACTCTTCGTCCTGCTGGAGCAGCGAGTATTCCTGCTCTGTAAGGTTCTGATATGACTCTGTGGTGGTCTTTTCGACCTCTTCCCAGTAGTGTTTGACGATGCCAACCTTCTGCATCAGCGCGTCAAGGAACATGTTATATAGCACCATAAACCCGTCGTTCTGCTTGTAGAACACGTGATTTACGTACTTGGTGGCCTGTTCTGCCACCTCCTCATCCTCTGGACCCTCTGGTACAAACTTGACCACCCTGTCTCCAGCTGTGAAGATGCGCATCAGGCTGGGCATCATCCACATCAGGGTGTCTTGGACATCGGTGACTACGACTTGGCTACGTCCGTCTTCCTCGTTACCAAAGGGTTCTCCATAGAAATACTCCATGGCTCGTTCGCGCTGGGAGCTTATCTCGGAATCCATGTAGTCCGAGGAGCCGTTGATCTCGCTTTCTACAAGACCAATGATTTCCTCTTCAGTCATATTATGAGCCATTTTTTCTCTTTCTCCCGGAGGCTGTCACAGACCATTTTACCCTGCCGGGTCCAGTTTTCTTTTTAGCTTCAGACTTTGAAATTCGTTTTGCCACGTTCTTGGGGCGACAGGCAGGATATCCACGCTTGTCTTTTTTGCCACTGCGGCCACAAGGCTTTCCGGTTTTGACATCCACCCACTGTTCGTCAAACCACTTGCCCAGGCCACCTCTACGCTTTCTTGCTCTTCGCACGTTTCTTTACCCTGTTATCGGCACCTGACCATGTGCCACCCATGCGTTTGTATTCCTTTGCAGCCCAAGCGTTTGCATATGCGCTTGGGTAGACTTTGAACTTAGCTCTGGCCTTTGCCTTGGCACGTGACCACTTGGCCGGGTCGTTAGGCTTTGACTTTCCTCTTGCCATTTTTTCTTACCTTTTTCAGATCAGCAGCGGTAATCTTGTTTCTAGGTGGTGCGACCCGTGCCAGCTTTTTCTGTTTTGCGCTGTATTTGCTAAATGGCATTATACTATCCCTGCGCTAGAGTATTTGATTTCTTGTTCGAATCCGTATTTACGGTAGTGTGTTTTGTTCTTGAGCTTCTCGCCAAAGCGTTCAACTGAGAGCACTGCGTATCTCATTGCCGAGATCAGGTCGTCCTTGATCGGAACTACTTTTCCGTTTTTCCGATGATACAAGCGCATTTCTTCCAGAGTTTCTGCACAGGACTCAAAAATTTGCAAACGGCCTGTTTCAAATCGCTGTAGCATTTCGCTGATGCCTGCTTCAATTGAGTTATTACCATTTAGCTTACCTTCTGCCGGTGGGTTGGTAAAGTGTTCTGGTAGCATATAGACACCCAGGTCTCTGTACTGCTGTGCCAACTGGATGCCGGAGCCTTTGTCATGCTGTAGTCCGTCGTGCGGGAAAGCTACAGGTATGCCGGGTGTCCTGCCGTTCAGTGCTGCTGCATGTGTCAGAGGTGTCTCTTTGCTTCTCCTGTATTCGTCATAGACGTAAATTATGTCATCGTCTGCGTCAAATGCGACCCAACTGATGGCAGTGGGGTGATCAAAGCCAAAGTCAATTGCAGCCAGCCGGGGGAAATGTTCTGGCAAGTCGAAGTCTTCGCAGACGATGTCCTCTTCTGAGACAGGAAAGACCAACCCTGAGCCGAATACCGGAATGCCCTTTGAGCGCATGTCCCGCTCTGCTGGGCTATAGACAGCTAGCAGCTGCTCCTTTGTTTTTTCGTCTAGGTGGTCTACGTCGTCCCATGTTGCTGTGATCAGGCTCTGGCCCGGTTTCAGGTCGTTCATAAAAGCCGAGACTACGGATGTCATTCCCCGCTCCGGGGTGAAAGTCATATAGACAATCCCATCTGTATCTGCGGTTCGCGTTATGCACTGGCTGAAGATTTCCTGTTTTGGTTCCTCGTCTAGCCAGACAACGTCTATTGCCTCGCCCATGAACTTCTCAAAACCCTGTTCGTAGGCTTTGAAACTTATCTGGGAGTTGCCCCCTGACCTGTGCTTGACCAGCACGGACGAAAAAGCATTTGGTACACCCGGTTTACGCACTGTTTCAACGATGTTGTCTAAGGGGACAGCGCCAGTGCCTTTCTTTGTTGGGTCTTGTGGGTTGCCAAAAAGTTCTTTCTGGATAATGTCTCTGGTGGTGTCGTTTGACTCACCAGCTGCCCACGCCCTGATCGGCTTGTTAAACCTGTGTCCCTTCCACCACTCCGGGTAGTCTCCGGTCAGGTGGTATGCTGTCTCTGCTGCTCCACAGTAGGTTTTTCCTACCCGGTTAGCCGCCATTAAGATGCGCTGTGGACAACCTTGACCCTCTAGGTGGAACTTTTTCTGGTAACCGTATGGGTCGTATTGTGCAATGCGTCTTGTTTCTAGCCGCCGTTGTTTCTCTTGGAGTAGCTCTAGAACCTTTTCCTTATCCACGTAGCTTTACCACGTTCTGAGACAACCGTTCGATCTGCTCATCTAGCTCTGCGTCGGTCAGATCACTGACCTCTTTGACCACCGTTTCCTGCTTGTGGACTGCATCGTAGCCCGCCCTGGACAGGATGTCTCTTGCAGCGTTGAGCTTGACGTTCTCCGACTCTGCTTCGCGCATCAGACGCTCTAGCACAGTCAGGGCTAACGTAGCTGTTTCTCCTACCCGCTCCTTGATCCGCTTTTCAATGTGGAGCCACAGGTGGCGCTGTAGCCGCTTGGCTCGATTTTTACCGTTTGAATTGGGCGCAGTGTACCCAGCTTTGTAAAAGGCATCCTCTGGATCAAGATGGTTGTCTACCAACTCTAGCACAAACTGATGCTCTCGCTCAGTCAGCTGTGCGTCTGCTGCCTTTGGTTCTGTGTAGCTTGCGTACTTACCAGTTTTCTTAGGCATTGAATGTCCCCCAGATCATCAGTGCAACAACGTAGATCAGATATGAACCAAAAGTGGCATAGATGAACCAAATTAGGTACTTCATATAAGTAGTATACTATAGATGCAGCTTTGTGTCAACAGGTTTTCAAAATATCCCCCAAAATGGACGCACTGAACATGACAACAATGAAACACTGCTGGGGGGGTCGCGTTCCTGTTTTGTTCTCCTATTGTTCCACCAGTGAACAAAAGTGGAACAATGGTGGAACAGACGATAGGTCAACCTGGCTGACCTTTATTGTGTCACCATTGCTGCCCTATTGCCAGCCGATCGGGCAATGGTGGCCAATGTTGGGTCAATGTTGTTGACCTATTCCAGGTTGGGCAATGGTGGCCAGTGTTGAAAAAATCCAGTGAGTGTGCGTGAGTGTACATAGGATATACCCGGCGCTGATTTCATTGGATTTTCGGGGATGAAAAAAAAATGTTTGGGCATGGGTTGACATGCGCAAATTCAATACCTATGTTCTGACCATCGACAACACAACACGGAGCTAAAAATGACACTCACACAACACGAAATAGACAAGGCCGCATCGGAATGCATTCTTACAATGTGGGCACGCGATCACATAGACACAGCCCATGTTAAGCGGGCACTGCTGGTCCGCAACTATGATATCGATTTCAGACAACCCGACAATGGCGCGACAATGTCCGCCTGCTACATCCCGACCGGCGAATATGAGGAATTGACAATATGAACAGATACAAATCAGACAACGTGACTTGGAAAACATGCGAGACATGCGACGGAGACGGCGAAGCGGACTACGATCGCGAAACTTGGAATGGCCCGCGCCAGTACTGGAAAACATGCGAGACATGCGGCGGATCGGGTGAGATACCGATAGACGAATAATCGGGTTTACAGATTGCAGCGGGCGCTATATTGTGCCCGCTGTTGTGTGCAAACCTGAAGGGAAAAACCCATGAAAGTAAAAGACGCCAGACAAGCCGGGAAGATCAGCACCGGAAACACTAAGATGCCCGGTACCACGTTTGCCATCGATGCATTCGCTTGTATCACGGGGTCCAAATTGGCCAAGATTGAAGGCACGCCATGCGCCAGCTGCTACGCCCGGCGATTGCAAAAGATACGCCCCAGCGTAGATCAAGGCTGGAAAGACAACCTCGCCCGGTGGCAATCAACACCAAGGGATCAATGGGTGGCCAGTATGGTTTTCCAGATTGAACGCTACAACGTAGACGGCTTTCATCGCTGGTTTGATAGTGGCGATCTACAATCGATTGAAATGCTAGACGCCATTGCCGAGATTGCACGTCTCACCCCGTCGATACGGTACTGGTTACCGACACAAGAGCGCCGCATGGTTGCCGACTGGTTGTCTATGGGTAACACCATGCCAGACAATCTGAACGTTCGCGTGTCAGCGTCCAAGCTTGATGGAGACAAGCCACAAGGGATCAATGGATCACAGGTGTACACCGTTGAACCAAAGGGATACGCCTGTCCCGCCCGGACACAAGGCAACAATTGCGGCGATTGTCGCGCCTGTTGGGATCAGACAATCGAACTTGTAAGCTATCCGAAACACTGAAACCTGGCAGTGTGGCAAAATTGTCACACTGCTAATTTTTTTATAGGCACCTCTTGAAATCAGACAAACCCACACTATATATACAATTGTGATCACAATTGGAGCTATACAATAGAGGTATTAACCTATACGTTTACCACTATTGAACACAATTGTGTGCCGCTTAAAAAAATTGGAGGGTACCGCTTGAAACCGGATCGATTAAAACTATATACAACCATGCAAGAATACGAAGAAGCTTGTCTATTCGCAGACAAGGGAAGAGGAAAGCAGGTGCAGATACGACGCGACCAGTTGAAGCACCTGTTGATGGACCACTCGAACATGGTCGCTCGCTTGAATGACGTTGGGATTTATCCCGTAACAATTGAGGAAAACAAATGACACAGAACCAGCAAATCCTAGATCACCTTCGCACCGGAAAAGATATCACCCCGCTACAGGCGCTTGGTCTGTACGGTGTCTATCGCTTGGCTGCGCGGATCAATGACCTGCGCAAGCAGGACGTGCCGATTGAAACTGTGATCCGCACCGACGGCCAGGGCCGCACCTATGCCAGCTACAAAATGGAGAATGTCTGATGCGCTGCTCAATTTGCGACACCCCGTTGACACCCTATCAGGAAGACATATGTCACACCTGTGAACACGAGATCGACAAGGTGTTCCGCGTTGACTTCGACGATCTGTCTGACGACAGCGTGATACCGTTCAATGACAGAGGATAAACCCGTGCGCAAACGACGTGTCCCATACTGGGACGCAAAGGAAGTAATGGACAACGATTGGAAGACAGACAACCTGGTTCCAATGGGGTACTATGATGAAATTATCAAGGATGACGAAGATGAATAGCTTTGTAACACCGTTGGTCATAATGGGCGTAATAACTGCAACCGCCGTAGGAGCCGCTACGGTGACCGCTGAGTGCGATTATAACCCGGATGGTACCTACACCACCCCAGAGGGAGAGATCGCAGCGTACGGTACCTTTGAGGCCGCGCAAACGTGTGCCATGGGTGGACTGCTACCTGACATCGTTGCCCAACGGCTGGGCATCTATGGTGACAGGGCCACCCGCTTGAATGCAGACTGGCTACGCAAGAAGAACTTGGAGAAACAACGGGAGAACGCGGAGTGAATATCTTTTACCTAGACAGAGACCCTAAGAAATGCGCAGAGATGCACTGCGACAAGCACGTGGTCAAGATGATCTTGGAGTACGCACAGTTGCTCAGTACTGCACACCATTGGGTCGATGGTAATCCCAGTGTCGATTGTTACAAGGCCACCCATAAGAATCACCCCAGTGCCGTCTGGGCTAGGGAAAACCGCAGTAATTATCAGTGGTTATGGCAGCTTCTTGATAACCTGCTGCAAGAGTACACTCTCAGGTACGGCAAGACGCACAAGACCGAGAGCAGTGGGGTATTCCTAGCACTGAAAACGCTGCCGTGCGATTTACCGGGCGGTAAGTTCACTGATCCACCTCAGTGTATGCCCGACTATTGCAAGGCGGACGATGCTGTGATAGCATATAGGAACTACTACATCAGGGAGAAATCGTATATGGCACGTTGGAAGAACACTGACTCACCACTGTGGTACAAGATTGGACTCGCAGCTGAACTGAAGGAGGCAGCATGAAAACGTACCAGTGGAGCTATGAAGAATATATCACCGCCGAAGAGTTTCTCAAGCGACTGGAGCCGCTGGTAAACGGCCCTGTGCAGATGATGTGGGAGTGCGACGGCGATATGTTTATGTCTGACTACTCAAAGCTGCGCGAAGCAGCTGCGCGTCTCAGAAATTTCAAAGACCAGATGAAGGGCACCGATGAATCCTGATGATGATGTAATCATGGCCAGATGTATGACCTGCAATGGTGCATTTGACGTCATGTCAAGCTACGATGGAATACATTGCGACAGCTGCATGGAGGAGTACTTTGATGAAGAGGAATGAAGTATTAGACAAGGCTGGCGAACTGATCAACGGCGACAGGAAGGAGGACTACGGCGACGCATACCTGAACCACATGCGCATCGCGGAGTACTGGAATAACTACCTAGAAACCGAGACCAAGATCACGCCCACCGATGTGGCAATGATGATGCTGCTGGTCAAGGTAGCCAGGCTGATGCACACATACAAGGAGGACAGCTTTGTGGATATTTGTGGATACGCAGCGTTAGCAGGGGAGATGTCACGTGTTGATGTCAAGCGTCCTGACTGGGGCTGAGATCATTGCCCTGTCTACTACGGGACTCGTGCTGATAACCCTTTGTTACTTTATCTGGAGAGGTTAATTGGAAGACTACATACAAGACGCATACTTCGACGCACTGATCAAGGAGGGACTGGACTCTAACGTGGTAGATTGGCTGATACAGATGGCCGAGATCAATCAGAGAACGCCTAGTTACTTTGTCATGATGGCGCTGGAAGAGTTCAAGATGTACCTAGACCAGTCACCAGAGTACGAGATAGAGCTAGAAGAGGAGAGCGTACATTGATCTTGGAAGAGCACGAAGGATCAAAGGCGGTCAAAACGCACCAGCCTTGTCCAGACTGTGGCAGCAGCGATGCCCTGACTATCTACGACGATGGGCACACCTACTGCTTCAGCTGTGAGACTGTCACCAGAGATCAGGAGGTAGACAACGTGGTCGAGTACGTTCCAAAGGACACGGGACCGGACAAGCCGTGGTCTGACAGGCGGATCAGTCCAGCCGTGGCGGAGTACTACGACGTAACCGTCAGCGATATGGCCGTGGTCTTCCCATACCATAACCAAGACGGTCTGGCGGTGGCCAAGAAGATCAGGCACAAGGGTAAACAGTTCAGCACAGATGGAGACTTCAAGAATTGCACGCTATTTGGGACGCATACACTGAACAAGACGATAGGCCAGAAGTCCAAGACTATTATCGTAACAGAGGGCGAGGCAGACGCACTGGCAGCATTCCAGATGGCCAATCTGATACCTAGTTCTGCCACCAGTATCATGAAGAGATCACAGGCGGTGACCAGTGCGCTGAGTATCAAGAGCGGACAGGCCAGTGCGGCTAGGGATTTCAAGAATAACCTAGAGCTACTGGAAACGTTCGATCGCGTGTTCATCTGCTTTGACAATGAGCCTAGGGCACAGGAGGCAGCGGAGCAGTGCGCCAAGTTGCTCAGGCCGGGCAAGGCGTTCATCGTAAAGCTGGAGCACAAGGACGCCTGCGAGTACACCAGCCAAGACAAAGCTGATCTGTTCGTGGCCAGCCTGAAGAACGCCAGCTGCTATACCCCAGCGGGGATCAAGAACGCAGCCACGGATTTCGACGGGCTATGGTCTGAGCAAAACCTGGCCAGCGTGGAGTTCCCATGGCCACAGCTACAGTCCAAGACGCTGGGCACTCGCGGCAGAGAGATTGTAACGTGGGCAGCTGGTACAGGCGTGGGCAAGAGCAGTATCCTGCGCGAACTACAGCACTACCTGCTGAAGAACACCGATGAAAACATCGGGATCATCGCCTTGGAAGAGTCCGTGGACCGTACACGGCGTGGTATCTTGGCTGTAGAAGCAAGTGATAGACTGCACCTGAACGAAGTATTCAGTAAGTATTCCAAAGAACAGATCAGAGAATACTTCGACTGTACTCTGGGCACTGGCAGGGTGTTCATCTACGACCATTTTGGTAGCCTAGAGATGGACGACCTGCTAGATCGGGTGCGGTACATGGTCCAAGGCTTAGACTGCTCGACTATCTTTATCGACCACCTGAGCATACTGGTCAGTGGTCTGGAGATCACCGACGAGCGCAAGGCCATAGACCGTACCATGACACTGCTCAGACAGGTCACAGAGGAGACAGGATGTTCGATCCATTTGGTCACACACCTGCGCAGGCTGGGCAGCGACAGGTCTCACGAGGAAGGCGTGGAGGTAAACCTTGGTCACCTGCGTGGTAGCCATGGCATCGCCCAGATCAGTGACACGGTGATCAGCCTAGAGCGTAACACCCAGAGCGACGACGTGGTTGAGTGCAACACTACGACCATGCGAGTTCTGAAGTGCAGGTACACCGGAGACGTGGGAGCATGTGACCGCTTGTTCTATGACAAGACATCTGGTAGACTAAATGTAACGCACCAACAGGATGAGTTCTAATGGCCAAGAGAGCAGACAACAACTACACACCTAGGACCAAGGTCAAACGTCGGCGCAAGCCTAGGCCGTTCAACCATAAGAAAAAGATAGGCAAACGTTCGCCCTTCTATGGCATGAAGAAAAAGCAACGAGGACAAGGATGATACAGGTAGCACTGATAGACAAGATGGGCAGCGACCTGAGCGTGGTCAATGCTGCTCGCGTGAGCTTCAGCAAGGTTCACCTACAGATGGAGCACGGAGACGAGCGGCTGATCAAATACTTGGCAGAGCACCAGCACTGGTCCCCCTTTGCCCACACCAGTTTGCAGTTTCATATCCAAGCGCCTGTGTTCGTTGCCAGACAGCTGGCCAAGCACCAAGTTGGTCTGGTCTGGAACGAGGTCAGCCGCAGGTATGTCAGTGAGCAGCCCAGCTGCCACAGCCCGGACAAGTGGCGCAAGGCAGCTGATGACAAGAAGCAGGGGTCAGTGAACCAAGCCGTGCAAAGCTCTAAGTTGATCAGCAAGATGTACGACGAAGCCGTGCGCACTGCCATAGCCACGTATGACAATATGATAGAGCTTGGCGTCTGCCCTGAGCAGGCACGTGCCGTGCTGCCGCAGTCCATGTATACCGAATGGTACTGGACTGGTAGCCTGTACGCCTTCAGCCGGGTATGCAAGCTCAGACTGGCCCCGGATGCCCAGCAAGAGACCAGAGAGGTGGCCTTGAAGATATCAGAAGCGTGTAACACAGAGTTCCCTGTTAGCTGGAAGTACCTGTGAGAGTCTGTTACCTAGACATAGAGACCGACAGCCTTGATGCCAGTGTGATACACTGCGTGGTCACCTTTGACTCGGATGTTGGCATCAGGGTCTGGACACAGGCCGATGGTCTACAGAACTATCTTGATAAGTTCCAAGAGGTGGTTGCGCACAACGGGCTGAGCTTCGACTTTCCTGTGCTGGCCAGGCTATGGGGTGTCCGGTTGAAGTTCGACCAGATGGTGGACACACTGGTCCTGTCGATGATGGAGAACCCGTCACGGGAGGGAGGACATAGCCTTGACGCATGGGGCAAGCGTCTAGGTAAACACAAGGCCGAGTTCAGCGGAGACTTCAGCAGGTACACGGATGAGATGCGAGACTACTGCATTCAAGACGTGAAGGTATGTATGCACCTGCATTGGACACTATGGGCAGAGATGGAGGAGGAGTTCAGCGAACAGTCCATCAGGGACGAGCACAGGATGCGCATCGTTGCTGACCGGGTGAGCGGCAATGGTTTTGGTCTGAACAAGCACAAGGCCGTGGAGCTTTACAACAGGCTGGTCCTAGAACAGGACCGAATCGCAGCCGAGTGCGTCAGCATGTTCCCGCCGATTGTACAGGAGAGATACTCGGAGAAGACAGGCAAGCGTCTGAAGGACAAGGTCACGGAGTTCAACCCGGCAAGCAGGCAGCAGATCGCGGAGCGCCTGATCGAGCTAGGTTGGAAACCCACGGAGCTAACGCCCAGCGGCAGGCCAAAGGTAGACGAGAAGACACTGTCTAAGTGCAGCCTGCCCGTGGCACAGAAGCTGGCTAGGTACTTCCTGCTACAGAAGCGGTCTGCACTGGTCAAGTCGTGGATCGAAGCCTGCTCAGTGGAGTCTAGGGTGCATTGCAGGTATCGTACACTGGGTGCTATCACCAACCGCATGAGTTGCGTCAGCCCTAACTTGCAACAGGTACCGGCTGTGCGCGTGGAGTACGGCAAAGATTGTAGAGAGTTGTTCGAAGCCCCGCAGGGCAGCAAGTTGCTGGACACAGACGCAGCTGGACTAGAGCTACGGGTACTGGCACACTACATGGATGATGAGAGGTTCACACGTGAGATACTTGAAGGAGATGTACACACTGCTAACCAACAGATGGCTGGTCTGGAGACTAGAGACCAAGCTAAGACGTTCATCTATGCGCTTCTCTATGGAGCGGGAGACGCAAAGATCGGAGCGGTGGTCAACGGGTCTGCAAAGGATGGTGCGCAACTTAGGGCGCGGTTTATGGCGAATATGCCAGCTTATAAGAGACTGAGCGAGGCGGTCATACACAAGGGAGAATCGGTGGGAAAGCTCAAGGCACTGGACGGCAGAGTGCTCAGGGTCAGATCAGGACACGCCAGCCTGAACACCCTGATTCAAGGCTCCAGCGCAGTGCTTATGAAGAAGTGGTTTATGTACGTTGATTATCACCTAAGAAGGAGACAGGCGAATGCAAAGATCGTAGCCATGGTGCATGACGAATTAGTTATAGAAAGTGCTAGTAAAGATGTTGACCTTGCCAAGGATTGTGTTATACTATCTATACGTCAGGTCAACAAGGCGTACAAACTGCGTTGCCAGCTAGACTGCGACGTGCAAATCGGAAACAACTGGAGCGAGATACACTGATGGCATCTACAGCACAGCACTACCTTGAAGGCATTATGTTCTTCCCCTATCTGTTCGACGTTAAGGACAAGTTCGACCGTTTCTCCGTTGCCTTGGCACTGGAGGGAGACCAGGTTGGCCATGCCAAGAAGCTGGGCCTGAAGGTCAAGCAGGAGGAAGGCAAGATGGATGGCCTGCCCTATGTCCAGCTGAAGAGCAACTACGAACCGCAGCTGTTCGACGGTGACGGCAAGGAGTACGCCGGGCCACGTCAGCTGGCCAATGGTTCAAAGGCTACTGTTCGCATCAGCCAGAAGCCGTACAATAATAAGTACGGCACAGGCGTGACCACGTTCATGAACGCCGTGAAGATCACGGAAGCCATTGAGTACAACCCGGAAGGTGGATCGTCCTTTGCTGACACAAAGAAAGACGATCTGAACGATGACGTCCCGTTCTAAGTACGGACATTGGGACATAGATGCGGTAGGCGAGTTCAATCCGGGAGACCATTTTGGATTTGTCTACCGCATCACCCACAAAGAGTCAGGCAAAAGCTACATAGGATGCAAACACCTATACAGAACCAGACGAGGAAAGCGTACAACGGAGAGCAATTGGAGGTATTATAGCTCAAGCTCCAAGGAGTTGGCACCATTGATAGCCAAACTTGGAAAGAAGCAGTTCACCTTTGCAATTTTGTTGTTATGTAGAAACAAACGTGACCTGTACTACAACGAGATGAAGATGCAGGTCGATCTGGATGTTCTTGAGAACGACAACTTCTATAACAAGAACATCGGTGGCAGGCGTTTCTTCAGACCAGTCAAGAGTTATGGCGAAGAGTTCCGGGACAAACTGCGGGGCACCAAGAACCCAAAGTACCTAGGACCATTCACTATCACCTATGACAACGGTGTCCAACATCGGGTCACGGACATGTCCATGAGAGAGTTCGCTGAGTGCCATGGATACGACCAAGCCAATCTCAGCAAGGTCAAGAACGGTAAAGCTAAACGTTGCAAAAACATTGTGAAGGTGGAATATGACGAAGACAATTGACACGCTGGTAGACGACATCTATCAGCTGGTAGACCAAGGAACCAAGAAGCCAGACCAAGAGGCGTTGTTCGCACTGGGCAGCACGGTGATGGATGCAGTGCGGCGTCAGCTGTGGATGGGAACGGCAGAGTCCAAGCCCAGGCTGCGCATGTCTAACATTGGCAAGCCGTGCTCTCGGTCGCTGTGGTACGATATCAATGGTGACGACCAAGCAGAAGACTTCAGCCCACAGACCCGGTTGAAGTTCATGATCGGTGACATCGTTGAGGCACTGTTGATCTACTTGGCCAAGGAGGCTGGGCACGAGGTCACGGAGCAGCAAGCAGAGATCGAAATGGATGGCATCAAGGGTCACATTGACTGCGTGATCGACGGTGAGCTTGTCGATATCAAATCTGCTTCTTCGTACAGCATGAAGAAGTTCAAGAACGGTACGCTCCCAGACGACGATCCCTTCGGTTACATCAGCCAAATCAGTGGCTATGGCAACGCACTGGGCAAGACCCGTGGTACCTTCTTGGCCTTTGATAAGTCCAGCGGGGAGCTTGCCACGTATACGCACTCCCAGCTGGAGAACACGGAGATGAAGATCGCGGAGATCAAGACCGCTGTCTCTCAAGTTGATCCGCCTGATCGTGCGTTTGCCACCGTCAAGGACAGGCAGTCTGGTAAGCAGAAGCTGGGCGTCAACTGCTCGTACTGCTCTCATAAGCAGACCTGTTGGGAAGAACTTGATGTTAAGTTCAGATCGGGGAGACCAGTGTTCTTAGTACCGGGGGAGGAAGCAAGTGCCCCAACTTTCTGAGGAACAGCTTAGGGACATAGCGGATGCGTACAGCTGTGAGCAGATCATCGACATACTTGATATCGACTCGCTCACCTTGCTGGACTTCTTCCGCGAGTACGTAGAAGACAACCTAGATAAATTCAACTTGAGGCCAGTGGACTGCAATGACTTTTAAGAGCAATGAAAATCCGATGTTCCGTAGCAAGTTCAGCGAGGACATCTTCAAACAGAAGTACGCACACCAAAGCTGCTCCACGTGGTCCGACTTGGCCAAGACGCTGGCAGAGGATGTCTGCAAGGGGGTACTGAAAGACGACGAGGTCGAAGCACTGACGGAGATCATCCGGGACTTGAAGTTCATCCCCGGTGGTCGCTACCTGTACTACGCTGGCAGACCAAACAAGTTCTTTAACAACTGCTACCTGCTCAAGGCAGAGGAAGACAGCCGGGAGGACTGGGCCAACCTTAGCTGGAAGTCAGAGTCGTGTCTGATGACGGGCGGTGGCATCGGCATTGACTACTCGGTGTATCGCCCGGAGGGTTCTGGTCTGAGCAAGACAGGCGGACTGGCCAGTGGCCCTATCCCCAAGATGCAGATGATCAACGAGATCGGACGCAGGGTCATGCAGGGAGGGAGCCGCAGGTCTGCCATCTATGCCAGCCTGAACTGGAAACACAGGGACGTGGAGACGTTCTTGGCCAGCAAGAACTGGTACGATATGCCGGTAGGATCAACTGGGTTCAGCGTTGGCCAGGTTAAGGAGCAGGACTTCAACTTCCACGCACCGCTGGACATGACGAACATCAGTGTCAATTATGACACAGAGTGGCTGCTGAACTACTGGAAGACCGGAGAAGTTGGGGATGTCTTTAGGACTAATGTACGTCAAGCTCTTAGAACAGCTGAACCGGGATTCAGTTTCAACTTCTTCGACAAGGAGAACGAGACACTACGTAACGCCTGCACAGAGGTCACAAGTGCTGACGACAGCGACGTGTGCAATCTTGGTAGTATCAACCTTGGTCGCGTTGACGATCTGAAAGAGTTCAGTCAGATCGTAGAGTTGGCAACCAAGTTCCTGATCTGCGGCACGTTGAAAGCCAAGCTGCCCTATGAGGCTGTGTATAAGACACGCGAAAAGAACCGCAGGCTGGGCCTTGGCCTGATGGGCATGCACGAATGGCTGATCAAAAAGGGAAGTAAGTATGAAGTCACGGACGAGCTTCATAAGTGGCTGGCTGTCTATCAAGGCATCAGCGACGACACTAGCCGTTCAATGGCTGACCTGCTTTCAATTAGTCGTCCTGTTGCTAATCGGGCTATTGCCCCTACTGGCAGCATTGGCATTCTTGCTGGTACTAGCACTGGCGTGGAGCCTATCTTTGCCGTGGCGTATAAGCGCAGGTATCTGAAGGGCGGAAACAAGTGGCACTATCAGTACGTTGTAGACAGCGCAGCCCAAGAGATCATTGACCTGTACGGTGTCAAGCCTGACAACATCGAGTCCGCACTGGACTTGGCCGAGGACTACCGGCGCAGGTTGAAGTTCCAAGCAGATGTCCAAGACTACGTGGATATGTCTATCAGTAGCACGATCAATCTGCCCCAGTGGGGGAGCAAGCTGAACAATGAAGATACGGTTGATGATTTTGCCGATGCTCTTGCCAGCTATGCTCACAGGCTGCGTGGTTTCACCGTGTATCCTGACGGATGCAGAGGGGGACAACCTCTTAGCAGCGTGCCTTACAGTGAAGCTGCCGATAAACTTGGAGAAGAGTTTGAAGAGTCAATTGAAACCCACGACATCTGTGACATCACAGGACACGGAGGAAGTTGCGGTGTGTAAGAAGCAGTGCAAGCTGGATCAGACAAAGACCTACTGCACAGGCTGTGGGCGTACACTAGACCAGATCAGGGAAGCTGGTAAGAATGTACGGTGATATCTACTACTCTGGTGGCTCAGTGCCTGACATGCCGGAGGAGTTCTGCAAAGCTGTTATGCAGCTGAGCCAGAACTTCGAAGAGCAGGAGGCAAAGGTGCTAGACGGTCAGACAAAGACACAGATCAGAAACAATTCCATCTATGCCTTGGAAGACGAGAAGTTCAGGTCGATTGTCTTTGATTGGGTTCAGACGGCCAACCTAGAGATGGGTTGGCTGTTTGACCTGACCGAGCTAGAGAACCTACAGCTGAGCAAGTACACCATGCAGGAGAGGTACGGGTGGCACCACGATGTACAACCGGGGAACAAATGCCGCAAGCTGACGTTCAACGTTGTTCTCAATGAAGACTACGAAGGGGGAGACTTTCAGTTCAGCTGGGGGTCTCCCAGTGCTCCGTACAGGAAGCGCGTGATCCCTGAGCCTGCCTTAAAGAAAGCAGGCAAGATCGTGATCTTCCCGTCTTACTACTACCACAGGGTACAGCCTGTTGTCAAAGGTGTACGATATAGCCTGACGGGCTGGGCATGGGGTCCACCATTTAGGTAGACAAACCTATGTTTTTATGTTATACTTTTTTTGAGGTGCCAATCCTGGGCCTCTAATTCTTGCCAATTGGGAGAAACAAATGACTATTATGTTCCCGTCCATATCGGACTCTGCTCTTGGATTTGAGCGCCTGTTTGACAATATGCACAAAGTTGCAGAAGTAATGTCAGGCAACCAGAACTTCCCACCGCACAGCGTTGTAAAGCTGGGGGAAGACAGCTATGAGATCACCATGGCCGTTGCCGGATTTAAGAAGGAGGACATTTCCGTTCACGTAAAGGAAGACATTCTGTCTGTTACGTCCAACGGTGTCAAACATGAAGACAAAGGTGCCGAGATTATATATGGAGGCATTGCGTTCCGCCCGTTCAAGAAGCTGTTCCTGTTGGGCGAACATGTAAATGTAGAGGATGCTGGTCTGAACGACGGTATCCTGCGCATCAAACTGGTACGGGAAGTACCGGAAGAAAAAAAGGCTAGGCAGATAGAACTTAGCTGACTATCGGGTGGTGCCGTAATACACCCGTGGGGGGCCAACGGTTAGCCCCTCATCTATATACCGCAAATTTTTCGTACTCTTCTGGAGACATGCTGCGTATTTTTTGAAGCATATCGCCCTTTATTTCCTGCGGCAGAGTATCACCTATTCGCCCAAGAAGACCTGTTCTAGCCGCAATGTTAATCAAGGAGCTTTGAGGGTATTGTTGATTCAACAGGTTTACTAAGTAGTTTCCCATAGACATCTGCCTGTAGTCTGGCAGAGAAGTTCCTATGCCACGGGTGGCACTCAGTATAGGCTGTTGAACGATTTGCGGAGCCTGCTGCATGGGCATCTGAGACAGCAGACCATATCCATATTTATATCCATATGGGTTATATCCAAACATTTTATCTCGCATTCTTTACCATTGAAGCACCAAAGTACAGCCCGATGATCGCGCTGAGCAAATGGGTGTCCAGTGGTGTCAGGACCAAGCCTTTCAGACTCTGCCACTTGATCTCTTCTGATCCCTCAAAAATACCAAACAGCGCACCAGGGTTGAACTCGGTGTAGCCAACGTTGACAGGTATCTCAGGCCAGAACACTGCCACCACCTTTGGCCAGACAATCACAGCAAACACAGCCATCAGGGCAATGATCCTGCGAGTAACTTGGAAGCCTTTGTTCTCGTACCTGCGGGCCAAGTCCGTGGCCTCTGACTGCGCAGCAAGACCATCGATGGCCCTGTTGAATGCGTCCTGCTTGGCCTTCTGGTTCTGGCTCCACAGTGTCATCACCCCGGACAGCAGCCCAGAGCCTAACATGGTGATCAGTTCAAAGGGTATGCCCATCAGTCTGCCTTTCTTACGTCTGATACAGGCGGATGTTTGCCATTGTGCATGGCATAGAGTCGGTCATAAGATTTTTCAAGTTGCTTGACTGTGGTCAGAAGTTCTGCTAGCTGCATGTGATCTCTGCGCAGGTTCTCAGGGCTGGCCATCTTTGCCAACACACTGATCCTCTGCTCCTGTGTTTCCGTGGCTGTGACCAACTTGTCACCACGTGAGTCCATCTGGCGCAGACGCTTCTCCATGTCAGACAGCTTTTCAATGATGTCTTTGATCTGCATCTTGGCCACCGCACTGGCCCCCGCCACGCTGAACAGGATACCGGCAATGGTGACCACCAGCCGTATGTCGATACCGCCTTCCATTTATTACCTAATTCCCTGAAACAGTCTTCGTTCTTTCGCTCTACGATCAACAAGACCTTTTGATATTTTTTTATTAACCTTTACAAATCCAATTTTAGGATCAAAAGCTTCTTTTAAAAATCCAGAAATGTTACCTTTTTCTAAATTATTTTTAGCGTTGCTTTTCCCCCACGTTCCCTGTCCTATATTATAAATAAGAGAAGTTAAAGCTTGAAGTTCATTGTCTGTGTAAGAACCCTTACCTTTTTCAAGAGATTTTCGAGCAACTGCTCTAGCATTAGCTGTGTCTTGTTTATATAATTGGTTTACTTGTTGGGGAGTGAGTCCGTTTTTAAACTCTACCAACTGATTGCCTATTTTTATTTTACCTGTTCTATCTTCATTTTTGTTTACTTTGTGTCCCCAACCTATAGTTGGCCTACCTCCTTCAAGACTTTCATGCGCAAACCACTGACCATTTTTAAAACCTACTAGTGCTTCATTTTCAAACTTCTTTAAAAGAGTATCCGGCCTTACAGGATTTCTTTTAGGACTCGGCACACCTAAAATACCCTGAGCAGCAGGGTCAGTGGACATGTCCCCAACTTCAGCTACAGGAGCAGCTTGAGCAGGAGACATGCCAAGAAGCCCACGCACCTCCTGCATGGTAGGGATGTCTTCTTCATAGATGCGCTCAAATCCTCTACCAATCTGGTCGAGGATGCCTAGGATACCTTGTGCCATAATTAAAATTCCTATTAGTACCTTCAACGTTCTTTAGCTAGCCGCTCGTTGTACTTCTCTGCCCCGCCTAGGAACCAGTTGTGCAGCATTGGTCCAATGACTGGAATGCTTCTGGCGTACTGAGACAGGTTGGGGTCTTCTTCTGTTAGCTCAGCTGTGCCACCAAGTACAGCGTCTATGATCGGAGTAGCAGGCGCAAGAGTTTCAATCGCGGCATCTGTGAACTTGCCTTCGCTCAGGTACTTGTCGCTCATGTACTTGTTCACGCCAAAGACACCCAGCAATGCCCACATTGAATTGTTAGGCAAGTCCTCTGCGCGTACATCTCGACCAAGCAAAAAGTCTTTGGTGGTCTGTGTGCCCACGTTTGCAGCAGCCAAGTAGGATGCAAGCACTCCTGCTTTCTTTGCAGCAGCCAGCTTGTTTCCCTTCTTGTACTCCTGTACAATGTCTCTGCGCACTATGTCATATTGTTTTAAGGTGAACGACTTCAAGGCATACAAAATACGACCATTGGGATTTCTCAGGTAGCCCTCTGGAAGCTCAAGCAGGGTGATCGGCTGTACGTCAGACAATTCATTAAAGGCATGTAGCTTTACCGCCTCCGTTATACGACCAGTCTGTAGGTCCGCAACCAGCCCGTCGATCTCATCACCGTAGAACTTGCCCCACTTCTTACGGAACGCCTGCTCACCCAGCGCAGTCTTGACCATCTTCTGGTTTTTACGCAGCGAGGCGTTCATCACAGTTTCTTTACCTAGACGGTCAACTGCCTTAAAACCAGTCTTGGCAAACATCTGGTCAAGAAGCCTAGCAGTCTTGCGCACATTGGTAAATTCTGCCGAGATAGTATCAAGACCTTGGTCAACCAGCTTGATGTTCTTGGTGTTCAACATGGCAGCAATGGTATCAGAGAAGCCATACTTGGCAGCAGACATGGCCAAATCGCCCAGCTGTGTGATAGCTGAGATAGGATTAGCAATCGTTCCCATGTACCCCAAGTCACGGAGGAAACCAATTGGTCCACTGGATGAACGCTCACCCCCCATGAACCTGGATTCGATAAGCTGTTTAAGTTCCAGCTGCTGGTTTTCGGTTATGTTGCCGTCTTGTATTTCTCTAGCAACAACTTTGCCTATTGAATCTCTTAAGTTAATTCCGTCATCGTCTTCCGCCAAATCGTCGCGTTTTGTTCCTCGCCCAAAGAATCGACCACGTTCAATGTTGTTCACAGCGTTGCGGATATATAGGTGCAGCGCCTCCTCTGGGTCGCGATAGAACGGCAGAGTCTGGTCTGTCAGTTTACGTATGGTCCTCTTGCGGCTGTTAGGCGGCAAGTTGGCATCCATCTTTTGGCCGTACCCGCGCAGAGCTTTGTTGACTATGTCCTCTCTGGTCAGATCGTCTATGTCTCGTATGTCTATCTTCTTACGCTTGGCATACTCTTCCAAAGCTGTGTCTATAACACCAGCCGGTTCTGTTCCCAAGGATGCTCTGAACTGATTGTAGCTTTTCATGCTACGCGGGAAGTAGTTGCTAAGCTCGTTCAGCTTAATACCGCCTATGTTCTTCTGCTCATCGAACAAAATCTTTAGCTGTGCTTTGACATTTGCAAACTCAGCCTTCATTGGCTCATCCATCAAGGCTTCAGCTTGTTTGAAATCTTGATTGAACAGATGACGAGCAACTTGTTCTTTTCTAGCCTTTGGCATGGCTTTCAGTTGACGCATGAAAGGCTCAGCTGCTTTTAGCTCATCAGCTGTGCGAACACGGATGTCTCTTTCAAACACTCTGAGCCTACCCAGAATAGGCTCAGATATATTTTTAATTCTGGTAGATACGCTTCCTAAATATGTATCCAAACTCTCAGCTAGAGGACCAACTGTCCTAGACCAAGCACTGTCGTTTACGATAGCATCATCAACTGCTTTATCAGCTGTTTCCTCCAAGGCCAAAGCTGCGTCACTGACAACCTCTTTGCCACCACGTTCTCTGAGTGCTCTGACAGCCTTGCCAGCAACGGGGAATAATGCGCCACCCGCACCGCCCACTACAGTGTGTCTC